TTTAAAAACTATCTACGGTGCAGGTGCATAAATAGGTTTAAACTATATTATTATGGCAGTTAGAACACCTTTATACTTTAACGATAATCAAAATTTACAAGAATTAACAGCCGCTGAAATTTCTCAAATTAAATTAAGAATGTATAATTTATACATTAATAATCCATCTGTTTCATTATCATATGTAAGTTCAGGAGGCACATTAGGAACAATTATTGATACAAGATTAATAGCGGGAAATTCTGCTACAAGTATAAGTGCTTTTCCTGATGAAGGAACAACTGATGAACCAAGTGTTTTTAATATAAATTACAGTAGAATAAATCAAACAATTGACACCGTTAATTTACCTTTAAATACGGATAATGTTAGATATCCTGTTTATTATAATATAAATGGTAATTTACAATCAATGACATTACAGGATATGTACGATACTTTTGCTTTTGACGTTATTAATGAATTAAATATTGGCGGAGTTATTTACACAATTTCTACTTTAACTTCAATAACTGATTACACTCTTGTAGATGCAAATCCTGTTTTTACCAACACTTCAACTAATACATCACTCTACACACCTGAAGGTATTGATGAAACGTTAGACCAACCAGAAACTTTAGAAAATTTTTATTTACATAAAAGAAATCCAGACCTTATATTTTCTTACAATGTTCCTGCTAGATTAACGGCCACTGGTGATATAGAAACTCCCGATTTTAATACTTTCGATTCTATATTAGAAGATGTTATTAGATATACAGCTATAAGCGTTCCAGATTATAGATTAAGATTTGGTTATAATTTAGAAAATGGTAATAATTGTGGTACTGCTATGATAGATTCTCGTTTAAATGGTTCAGGAGATTATCAAACATTGTTTGTTGGAACAGATGATTACAGAGCACAAGAATTTCCAAATGGGTCTGAAGTAACAATAAATACATATAGTTTAACAATAAGGAAAGAATAATGATTTTAACTAACGGTAAATTTACAAATGCTGTATTTTCAAGTAGTAAAAAGGATTTAATAAAAGCTATTTGGTATGATGAAAACTTAAAATCATATCAAGAAATATTAATCAAAACTGATTTAAACGATAATATGTATAAAAAATTATTAGAAACTTTTACGACAGATGAGATTTCTACAATGACTGACCAAAAAAACAAAAATCAGGCTGCGAGTTTTGAGTTAGTAGTAAAAGATATTGCAAAAAAATATGGATTAATTTACGATCCGGCAGTTAACAATCCACAAGATAAACTTACAATAGATCATTTATTTACACCAACAAATGACAGTATAGGTACGGATTTATTATTTAATTTAAAAGTAAAAATATTTGATTTACCACAAGTAAGTTCTTCAACTAATAGTGAATTGAAGAAAAAATTAAGAGAAACTAAAACTCCTTTAGAAGCTCTTTATGTTGCTGGTAAATTTTTATACGAATAAATTATATTTTTCCCATTCGTGAGGATGATTATCCATATGTGTAAAATGCACATATTTAATATCAGGATAAAATTCATTTCCTAAAAACATATAAGGATTGCCTGTTACATCTTTATACAATCTATTTAAAGTTGATAATGTATGTCTTGCAAAATGTTTATTTCTGGCCTCCATTCTACAAAACCATTCATTAGGTAATTTAATTAATTCTAATTTTTCTTTAACTGAATCTTCTATAAAATGTTGTTCGCCATTAATAGGTCCTGAAGTAAAACCTTCTTCTATGTATTTTTTCTGCCAGTGTTCTGGACTACTCATAAATTTTTCATAGATATATTTACAATCTTTAGGATAGTATTTGTAAAAACCACCATTTATACTAAATCTTTTGCCTTCTTCACCTTTTAAATCTCTCCACCAACCAGGTGCAGCTAAGAATTGTCCTTGTTTAATAGGATATTCAAATATTTTTTTATAATCATTAATTAGTAGTATATCAATATCAATTACACAAATAGGTTCATTAATGTCTAATGTCATACCATACATTTTGTTCCATTGTAATTTGATATTGTCGGCCATTGGTTCTCTTACCCAAACAAATTCATATTCAGGTAGTTTACTTTCTAAATATGTTTCATATTCAGGACCATATCTATTGCCTATTCTTACTGCTACTATTTTCATATTTTTTGTATTGCTATTTGATTTTTTTTAGGTATATCTAATACTTTAATTTTATTTTTGTATATTTTAATAAAACTGTCAACGGCCAATTTTGGACTTAATGTTTCATCTTCAATTATTTCGTTTGTATTATGATCTCTGGCCTTCCAATTTACTGCGTCATCAATTAACATTATGCCATTATCATTTAACATATTAAAAGAGTATATTAAATCTTGCATAACAATATGCGACCTATGGTCTCCATCAACATATATAAAATCAAATTTTTCTTTTGTGTGAATTAACTTCTGAAGTACATTTAGAGAATAGTCTTTATAATAAGTTATTTTATTGTTGTTTTTACAGTTGTGTAAGTTATGTAACCAATTTTTCTCAACGGTATTAAATAAAGTTTGTGATAAATTGTAAATATCTGATTTGAAAGGGTCTATTGTGTGTATTTTTAAATCATAATTATCGGCTAACCATATTGAATATTTTCCTTCAAATGTTCCTATTTCTAGTACTTTTTTAACAGAATTATTTTTAAATAAATGTTTTGTATTTTCTATTGCGTTATCTGACCAATTTCTATTAAACTTGTAATTGCCAAATTTAGAATAATACTCATTTAGAGTCATTTTAGGTACATTAAAATTATTAATATCGCCAGAATAATAAATGTGCCTCCACGAAGAAGATTTTTCAGAATCTTTACCTACTAAATATAAATTCTCATCATTCACTATCCAATCTATTCCTTCATATAATCTTTTTATAGGATTAGAGTTAGGATGCCTTGATATAAAATAAAAATTATATTTTTTAAAACTTTCTTCATTATATTCTTTAAATATTTCTGTTCCATATTGACATATTTTTTTAAATACTGTTGTTGGTGTTTTTCCAATATACTTTGGATTAGCAAAAAACTTAGTACTACATCTTAATACATTAGGACTATAAAGGCCGCCGTTTACAGCCGTGCAAGAATATGCAGGTTCTTCATTTAATAATGCACAGACAAAATATTCGTCTTTAAAATCTTTAATTACTTTTTTAATGTTATTCTTTTTAGCCAAGGTCTGTAGATATTCAAATTCAAAATATGGTTTATCAGATACTATGAATTTTATACCGTCTTTTATAGTTTCAATATACATATCATATCCAATAGTCTTTAATCCAAGTATTTAATTCTTGTTGTTTACTGCCGTGATTTAAAATACAAACTTCATAATCATTTCTAAGTTTTTCTGGTGTTGTGTCTTTACCATATCTAACACCTTTCCAATAAGAGTAAGCTATTGATGTTGGTAATAAGTCAACATCTACCGGTTCGTTAAACAAATAACGGTCTATTCCTTGATATTTAAATAATATCATATCTTTATTTTTTTGAAAATAATCATATATTAATTTGCCTTGATTTCCTTCCCATTTCATAATAGAAGAATTGTATAATGTAGGAAACTTTTCTTTGGCTGAAGGCATTAGATATCCTTCTTTCCATTGTGAATATAATACGGAAAATGTTCTAGTTTTTACTGAAAATAATTTTTCTAAAGGATTTAATATAATAACATCTAAGTCAAAAAATACATTTGTGTCTTTATTAAAAATGTTTAATAAATCTAATTTGGGCCACCAATCTTTTAAATCTGAATTTATATTAACTGTTTTAATATTACTTTTTAAGTCTAAAGGATTATCCGTGTAACAATAGAAATCAAAAGATTGTCCATTACAATTTTTTAAAACCATATTATATAGTTTATTCACATATTCTGAAGAATATTTTGTTCCCCATTTAACACATAATATATTCATAATAAAAAAATAATTTAACTATATTCAGTCTTGTCAGTTATTTCTGATTGTGAAAGTGCATATTTTCTACCTAAACAGTCATTACAATATCCACAATGAGATTTTGTAGTTAAAACAGGACAACAATTTGCATCAAAAATATTTTCTTGTAAACTCAAAATCTGATAAAATTTTATTATATCAACTGTAGTTAAAGTCCTGAATGGCTTTTGTACTGAATTGTAATAATGATTTATTTGTTCAAATCCTAAAATTTTATTTGTTGCTGGTATTTTATAATCTAAGTTATTTACGTAATAGTGTAATTCTGTATATTTGGTAGAATTTTCATTTAGATAATCATATAACTGATAATCGTTTATTAATCCTTTATCCCAACCAGAATTTAATAATAATTGTATTGTTTCTTCGTGCATATTATTATGGCCTGCATATAAAAATTTAACTGTAGGAAATTGTGCTTGAATTTTTTCCATTATTAAATCATAGTTCATTTTATGTTGATCAAATATTCCACCAGTGTTATGTATGGAGTTTACAGCATTTAATTTTGTAAGGCCATTATTAAAGTTGCTTATAACTTTTGATAATTTTGTTGGGTTATCTTTGAAATTAAAATATTCTTCTGGTGTATTTAAAACAAAAACAATATTTTCAATACCATAAATTTGTTTAGCTATTAAAACTAATAAATGAGATTTTATACCATTAGTATATAAAATTGCTATTTGTTCTCCTGTAGCAACAGGTTTAAATACGTCAAACGTACTAAATGTTTTTTTGTTTATGATATATGTACTATTCATTGTCTATTCTTTCTTCTTTAGTATACCACAAAGTTTTTTGTGGTGTTTTAATTCCATCAACTTCAATAACGTGTACCTGTGAACCTGTACAACGTTGATGACAAACGGATTTGTTGTTTGCATACATTGAGTGTAACCAATCATTATATAATTTACTTTCTAAAATTTCAAAAATACTTTTATTATGTAATGATATATTATATTTATCTTTATAAATTGACCAGTTAGTAGATTTATGAAATAAAGAAGCTGTCCAACAACAAGGAAATAGATTACCCCAAGAATCTACGTATATTTCTTTTCTTTGTTTATGTAAACAAATAAGTGGGCCTTCTTTGATTTGCATATCTTCTATATTAAAACGGTCTGCTGTTGGAGGATAAATTGATTTCTTATTATTGTCTTTGTCCTTATACAAATATGGTTTTTTAAAATCTTTAAATCTTGCTGAAATTTTTAAAACAAATTCACCAAAACCCATTTCTTTAGAAAGTTTTTCGGCTTCTTCTACTTGGTGTTCATTGTGAAAAAAAGGTATAAAAAACCATTTAGCGTTAGCACCTGTACTAATAAATGCTTTTGCGTTTTCCATAAGTTTAGACCATTTAACATCAACACGATAAGTATGGTTTGTATCTTCTAATCCATCTATATGAAATTCAACAAAAGATTTAGGTGTTAATTTATATAGTTCGCCTAATTTAATCCAAAAATCTGTATTTCTTACACCACCATTTGTACTTAAAGACATTAATATATTTGGATTATTATCTAAAATGTATTTTGTAATAGGTAATAAATCGTGGGCTATGGCTGGGTCACCAAAATTTCCACAAAATTTAAATTTCTTTAATGATTTAATAAGGTCTGTAGGAAAAAACTTAATAAAATTATCATAACTAATTTCAGATTGATTATTTAAAATTAAAGGATTATTAGTCCTAGAACACATAGGACATTTTGCATTACAACGACTGGTTATTTCAAGGTGAACGGAATCAATTTTTTTCATTAGTTATATAAGTCTATTTATGATGTATAAATATAATATAAATTATATCATAAAGGAGAATATATGTCAATAACCATTAACGGTAAAGACTATGATGAAACAAAGTTCAGTGATAAATTGAAAAATTATATCATATCAAGACAAGAAATACAAAACAATAAGACAAGATTACTTGTTGAAATTGAAAAAATAGACGTGTTAACAGAATACTATAATAACAGAATAGTAGAAGAATTAGGTATAGACGTTAAGGAAACTAAAGAAACAAAATAAATGGCAGCTGTAGCAAACTTATCAATAGACCAAGGCGCAACATTTACATCAGATATAACAGTTAAAGATATTAACGGAAACGTATTTGATTTGACTGGTTATACGGCCGTTGCGAAATTGGCTAAAGGTTATTCATCTACAAGAACAAGAACAGCGATATCCACAACTTTTGCTACAGACAGAACCACTGGTGTTTTAACAATTTCTTTAACGGCCGACCAAACATCCGCATTAGATCCTGAAAGATATGTTTATGACGTTGAAATAATCTCTAGTAATAACACGGTTACAAGAGTTTTAGAGGGAATTATAACTGTGAGACCTGAAGTCAGCAATTAAATTATTCTATATTATAGATTAGATTTAATATAAATATAAAGAAAAAAGAGAGATTTTAATGGCTAACATAACTGCTAGAATCAGTTCACCTACATCTGCTGGACCACAAAAAGTATCAGTAACGATACCGTCTGGTGCCACATTACAAAACAGTTCATTACAATTAAAATTATTAGGCGATGTGGATACAACAACTGAAGGCCTAAATGATGGTTCTCTTTTACAATATAGAGCAAGTGATCAAAAGTTTGTTACAAGAACAAACATCATTACAACGACAGGAAATTTAACACTGAACGGTGGAGAATACTAATAGATGGCAACTATAATTAAAATTAAAACGTCAAGTGGTTTAGGTAAACCGGCTACAGCCAAAATCGGAGAGCTTTCGTATTCATACGCTGCAGGTGCCTATAACACATTAGGAGATAAACTCTTTATCGGTGTTGGCCCTATTGACGGTAACGGCGATGCGACAACGCAAGAAGTCATTGGCGGTAAGTATTTTACAAATTTATTAGACCATCAACCAGGTGTTTTAACTGCTTCATCAGGACTTATTTCAGATGCTAACAAAGCAATTGATGAAATAATTGTAGGAAACAGTTCATCAACAGGTGGTGGCATAAAGTTTAATGAGGCAACAAGTAATGGTGTCGACTTCATTACAATTAAAGCTCCAAATAGTTTAGCTTCTTCATACACATTAACTTTACCTACAGTAACAGGTACAGCAGGCCAGTTTTTAAAGACAGACGGTTCAGGCAATTTATCTTTTGACACAATATATTCAAGTTTCACAATCACTGGCGATACAGGCACAGATACATTTAATACAAACGAAACTTTAGATTTTCAAGGTAACACACAAGTTGTAACTGCTGTTACGAATAATCAAGTATCGTTTTCAATTGGTGCTGGGTCGATTGGTACCACAGAATTAACAAACGCTGGTGTTACAAATGATAAATTAGCAAATGCTAGTATAACATTAGGAAGTTCTACACTTACTTTAGGTTCAACAACAACTGATATTGCAGGAATTACTTCTCTAGTTGTAGATGACATTACAATTAATGGCCAATCGATTACAACAACTGCTTCAAATAAAGATATAAATTTAACACCACACGGAACAGGTACAGTTGTAGTTCCAGCAGGTTATGAAGGTCGTGCAGGATTTACAGCACAATCTTTAGTTAACAAATCTTACGTTGATGCGATTGCAGAAGGCTTACACGTTCACGCTTCTGTTAAAGCCGCTACAACTGATACACTTGCTGTTTTAACTAGCGGTACAGTTACTTACGATAATGGTACTTCAGGTGTTGGTGCAACTTTAACATTACAAAACGCTTTAACAACTTTAGATACTACTTATTCAGTTCAAAGTGGTGATAGACTTTTAATTAAAAATCAAGCAAACACGGCTCATAACGGTATCTATACAATAGATGCAACTTTAACAGTATTAACAAGAGCTGTTGATTTTAATACAACAACAGAAATAGCTTCAGGAGATTTCTTATTTGTATCAGAAGGAACTTTAAATGGTAGTAATGGTTATGTACAAACAGAAGTAACAACTTCTATAGGTACAAGTCCAATCTTATTTGAACAATTTTCAGGTGCAGGACAAATCGTAGCAGGAGAAGCGTTATCAAAAACAGGCAATCAATTAGACGTAAACGTAGATAATTCTTCTATTGAAGTAAGTGCTGATAATTTAAGAGTAAAAGCATCAGGTGTTACAAATGCCATGTTAGCAGGTTCTATTACAAGAAACAAACTTGCAAATCCTTTTATCAACATATCAGACGAATCTTCAACTACAGGACAAGTTTTATTAGAACAAACTTTAGAATTTTTAACAGGTGAAGGAATAGATACGATAGTATCAGGCAATACAATAAGAATACAAGGAGAATTAGCAACAGATACAAATATAGGTGTGGCTACTTTCCCTACAGCAAACTTTTTAGTTACAAGTGGTTCAGTAGCTATAACAACAATAGACGGAGGAACATATTAATGGCATTTTTAGCTTGGCATATCATAGCAATACTTACAGTTATGGCCGGTTCATTTATAATCGGATATAGTATTGGTAAAAAAGACGAAAAACTTAACTACAGATTTGCAGATAAATTAAAAAATATTTTTAAAAAATAGTTAAATTAAATTATGACAACTGTAATTAAACCAAAACGCTCAGAAGTAGCGGCATCTATACCCTCATCAGGTCAATTAGAAGTTGGCGAAATAGCTTTAAATTTAACTGACGGTAAATTTTTTTCTAAAACTACGGCCGGTGTAGTAAAAGAAGTTGGAGGTGCTGGTGCAATTACACTTCAAGGTGTTACAAATAACGGGGCTATTTCTACTAACGATATTGTATTAAATGGCGCAGATTTAATATTTGAAGGAAATGTTGAAAACGCTTTTGAAACAATTTTAACGATTGATGAACCTACAGGTGATAGAACTATAACTTTACCTAATCAAAGTGGTACAGTGGCGATGGTTGATGATGCATTAGCATTATCAATTGTTTTTGGAGGATAAATTAAGAAATGGCTAGTACTTTTAAAAATGCAGGTATGACAGTTGGTACAAACGATAATGCAAGTGCTAATTTATACACTGCTACAGGTGTTACAGCCGTTATACACGCTTTATACATATCTAATAAAAGTTTAACTAATACAGCAAACGTTGACATAAAGGTAACAACAGACGGAGGAACAACTTTTAGAACATTGGGTAAAGGATTATCTATAAATCCTGAAACAACACTTATTATGGATAAACCAATAAATTTAGAAACAAATGATATAATAAGAGTTATAGCTGACTTAAATGTTGATTCTTCTTCTCCAGAAGTTGATGCTTTTGCTAGTATTTTGGAAATCTCTTAATAAGAAATATAATATGTATAAATATATAAAAACAGAAATTTTTTAAAAAATGGCTTACTTAGGCGCACCAACATCAGATACTAAAACTTTTACAGAAGAATACGCTTTTCATGGCTTAAAAAAAGATAGCTCTGGTCTTTTGACATATACTAAAATTTTAATGGCTTCTGATGAATCTGTGTCTTTAACTGAAGGAGACGGAATAGCTTATGGTGGACTAGAAGATTTACAAACTAATTTAGACAAAAATGGAGAGAATAATAATTTAACACTAAAAGGTACTACACCAGATGGTGTTCTTTCATACGAAAATGATATAGGCAAAAGGTCATATGATCAAATTAGATTTGATGAAAATAAATTATTTTATTATATGAATGAACAAGGATATTTAGTTGCTAGATATTTAAAAAATTTTATTTACGGTAGCCAAACAGGCGCAACAAGAAATTGGAGACAATAAAAAATGGCAGATTTTGTATTAGGTAGACTTAAATTTAATTGGAGAGGTAATTGGGCTATATCTACATCATATATAAAAGATGATATAGTAAAATACGGTGCTAACACATATACTTGTTTAGTAAATCATACTTCTTCAAGTACAGTTTCAGGATTTTACACAAATTTATCCGCAGGTAATTGGTCTTTACATTCAGAAGGTTTAAATTTTGCTGGTGATTGGACTGCAGCTACATTTTACAAACTAAATGATTTAGTTAAATTTGGTGCATATCAATATCGTTGTATTTTGCAACACACTTCAAGTTCTACTTTTGCAATTGGTTCAAACTGGTCCGTTTATACTGAAGGATTCCAATTTGAAGATTCTTATAATTCAGGAACAGAATATCAAGATGGTGATGTAGTAACTTATGGAGGATATGCTTACATTTTTGTAAATCCAGTCCCTGCTATAGGTAGTACACCATCAGCAGCTTCTTCTGATTGGGATTTACTAGCTCCAGGATTTACGGGCACAGGAGATTATTCAGCTGGCACGGCATATAAAACAGGACAAACAATTAATTTTGGAGGATGGGCTTACGTTTGCGTAACAGACACAACCGCAGGACAAAATCCATACACTCATTCAGCTAAATGGGTAAAAATTAACGAAGGATTTAGACATAGAGGAACTTTTTCATCAGGAACAACTTATTTTAAAGGTGATGTTGTAGAATATTTAACAAGTTCATATGTCGCTACAGAACATAATTTATTAAACATTTTACCTACAGATACAAATAATTGGCAAGTTATTGCTTTTGGTGATACTGCAGCTGTAATGGAACAATCAGGAGATTTAATTTCCAGAAATGCTTCCATACCTATAAGATTACCAATTGGACCTAAAGGGTCAATTCTAACTACTAATTCAACCGGTTCTGAACCTGCTTGGGGAATTGCTGCCGGCACTGTAAACAAATATGTTTCTTTAAAAGGAAGTGATTCTAATCCTGGTACAGAACAATTACCATATAAAACAATTTCATACGCATTATCACAAGTTAATAAAAATAGCGTATTAGCTTACACTGTAAATACTGGAGGTACTGGAGGTGCAGCAGGAATTTATAACAATGTAGCTTCAACTTCAAGTGGTTCAGGAACAGGAGCTACTTTTAAAGTTAGCACTGATGGCTCTTCAGTTCCAATAGTTACAGATGTTATTGTATTAAATAATGGAACTAATTATGCTACAGGTGATTCTATAACTATAGACGGTTCTAATTTAGGAGGTTCTACTAATTTAGTTTTAACGATTACAAATATATCTGTAGGTGATGTAATTAATATAGATTCAGGAATTTTTAAAGAAAATTTACCATTAAGAGTGCCTGCTAATACAACTGTAAAAGGTTCAGGATTAAGAAGTACGTTTATTTCTCCTAACACTGGTAACTCAACTTCAATTGCCACAGTTTCTGTTTCTTCAGGTGGTGCAGGAGGTTCTAACGGAACATACAATTATATACACCAACTTTCAACTAATGGTTCAGGTAATGGTGCTGTTTTTAATATTACTAAAGCAGGCGGTGTAGTATCAGCTGTTGAAGTGTATCATGGAGGTTATGGATATGCAACAGGAAATACTATTACAATAGACAATTCACTTTTAGGTGGTGGAACTAATTTAGTATTATCGGTTGATACTTTAGAATCTAATACTTCTACATATATGTTTTTAGTGAATAATAATACAAATTTAAAAGATTTTTCAACTTCAGGATTAACAGGCTTACCTGTGCATACAGGTTCAACATTAGGTGCTCCTGTAATTTCTTTAGATCCAGAAGGCGCAATATTAACTGCATCTCCTTACATTCAAAATAGCACTTCAACATCTAATAATGCTATCGGTATAAAAATAGATGGTAATTTACATTCTACAGGAAATAGATCTATTGTTGCAAACGATTACACTATGATTAATTCAGACGGTATTGGAGTTTTTGCTTTAGGTGGTGGTCGTGGAGAAATGGTTTCAGTTTTTACATATTACAATGCAAAATCATTTTATGCTTTATCAGGAGGATTTATAAGATGTTTAAACTGTTCTTCAGCATATGGAGAACAAGGTGCTGTAGCTGAAGGAACACTTGCAACTGAAACACCTATTGTGGTTCAATCAAGAGGAAAAACTTTAGCTTATCAACCAGCATCAGTAAGTGGAGCTGGTATATCAAATTTTGCTATAGGCGATACATTATTAGGAAATACATCAGGAGCTACAGGTACAATTATTAGAGTTAATACAAGTGCTGACAGAATAACATTATCTCCTGCAGGAACTTTTACTCAAAACGAAACTGTTACTGTAACAAAATCAAATTCAACAACTTATACTTTTCAAGTTAAAGATAATGCAGCCGCTGTAGCAAATGGTCAAATAGGATTTTTAATAGAAATAGATTCTACAGATTCTTCGTTTTTAGATCAAGCAGCAGAGGTTAAACCAGGAGATAACGTTCTATTTGCTGGCAGTGGTCAATATTACTCCGTTACAGCTGTAACAAATGAAGATACTGCTAATAGACGTGTTACTTTAAGAGTAAATCCTGAAGTAGCTTCAGGTAATGCAATTGCAGATAATACTACGACAACTATAACTCGTAAATATTCTAACGTAAGATTAACAGGACACGATTTCCTAGATATAGGAACTGGTGACATTATTACAACTAATTATCCTGGAACACCTTCACAAGCAGCAGATCAAAATGATGAAGTAGTAACAACTGATGGAGGTAGAGTTTACTTTACTTCAACAGACCAATCAGGAGATTTTAGAGTAGGAGATTTATTCCGTATTCAACAATCTACAGGTATTGCAACTTTAAATGCTGACGCTTTCGATCTTTCAGGACTAACAGAATTACAATTAGGTTCTATTGGTGCTCAATTAGGAGCTACAATTAATGAGTTTTCTACTGACGGTACTATGGGTGGAAATTCAAATCTTGCGGTTCCAACAGAAGCAGCAGTTGTAACTTATTTAACAACTTCATTAACAGGAGTTGTGCCTATAGCAAATAATACTTATGATATAGGAACTTCATCTTTCAAATGGAAAGATATTTACATGAATGGTGCTTTGAAAATGGGAGGCACTTCAAGTGGAACAAATACCATTTCTTCAGATGTTACAACAGGTACAGTTAATTTATTTGCAGGTTTAACAACAGGTACTATTAATATAGGTAGTGCAAATGCTGGTACTATAGATATAAAAGCTACAAAAACAGGAACTAGTACAACATCAGCAGCTTTAGTTGTAAGAGGTGGTTTAGGAGTAGTAGGAGCAACAAATACAGGCAGTGATATAACTTCCACAGGTGTTGTTACAGGAAATTCATTAGTTTCTACAACAACAATAAGTGGTGGTGGAAATATAACTGGAAACGGAAATTTAGATTTAGGTGGTTCAGCAAGTAGTACACGTGAAATAATTACAGGCGTAACTACAGGAACAATAAACGCTTTCACGGGTCTTACAACAGGTACTATTAATGTAGGTTCAGGAGCTGGTGGTACAGTTTCAATAGCATTTAACACTGAAGCAACTTCATCTTCTGTAGGTGCTCTTGTAGTAAACGGTGGTATAGCTTCAGGAGCTAACATTTATAGTGGTGGTGATATAAACGACAGTAAAGGTGAAGTACGAACTATACCTGTAAATACCAAATCTACTGGTTATACTTTAGAAGCCACAGATCATGGTAAGTTTATAAGTATTACTACAGGTGGAGTAACAGTTCCATCAGGAATATTTACAGTAGGTCAAAACGTATCAATATACAATAATTCAGCTTCCTCTCAAACTATAACACAAGGAGGTGGTGTTACTTTAAGAAGTGCAGGAACATCAAATACAGGAAATAGAACATTAGCTCAAAGAGGATTTTGTACAATTGTTTGTGTAGCATCTAACGAATTTGTTATTAATGGTGGAGGATTAAGTTAAACTTAATGATTTATCATGGGAATATATAATCTATTAGCAGGCTCAGCAGGTTTTACTCCATTACAAGCTACCGGCGGTTCTTTAACAACACAGGTAATAGGTTCACAAACATATAACGTTCATTCTTTTACTAGCGATGGAGCTTTCACTGTAACTCAACAAGGAACAGGTAAAGTTGAAGTTTTTATGTGGGGTGGTGGAGGCGGCGCAGGAGGAAGATCAAGAGGTGGAGGCGGCGGCTCTTTTGCATCAAATACTAATTTATCGGTAACTGCTACAAGATACAACGTATATGTTGGTGGAGGAGGTTCAAATGGTAATGGTGGTTGCGTACAAGGAGCAAGAGGTTCACCAGGCGGTGGATATGGAAGAGGTGGATTTGGCTGGGGAGCTGGTTTTGGTGGATGTTCATGTAGTGGTGCCGGTGGAGCTGGAGGAACTTTTATGTTTCTTGCACCAGGAGGAACTGTTACAGGCGAACCTGTTGTAGCTGCAGGCGGCGGCGGTGGTGGTGGTGGAGCTGAAAACGGCCAAGGCGGATCTGGAGGAGGTGGTAATAGAAATGGAGATAGTGGAGACCGAGGCGGTGGTGGAGCGACTGGAGGTCAAGGTGGTTACGATGGTCAAGATGGTGGAAATGCTGGAGGAGATCAAAGCGGTGGTGGAGGAGGCGGTGGAGGTTATAGAGGTGGTAATTATGGAAATAATCCTGGTTCTGATGGCTGCGGCGGTGGAGGTGGCGGCGGAGGTACAAGTTTAGGCGCAACAGTAACAGCTGGAAATAACAATGGTTCTGCCGGCAATTCAGGAGGTGAATATAATGGAGGCAGTTTTGGTAGTGCTAATGGCCAACAAGGAAAGTGTGTTATTAGATATCCTATAACACCATAAAAATTATGTCAAATATACAAGTCAAAGCAAATTTAACAAACAATCAAATATCGTTTGTTATTCCTAATATAAATCCAAATGAACTTTTTTGGAATATTACACATTTTCATATTTCATTTCCTAACGATATTTCTCAATTTACAGAATTTAATTATTTAAGTTTTTCTTTAATAGTAAAAAAAATCAATTCAGATACGACAGAAACTATAGTACTTGAAAAACAATATCCTCAATGGGGAATGAATTATATAAATTTTGATACTACTCAACAATTTTTAGAAAGTGAAACTTTAAACTTAATACCTGAAACAGAATATAAAATTGAATTTTCATATACAAATGCAAAACAAACATTTAATAATTCTACCAATTTCACTACACCTTCGATTCCAGGATTTGAAGAACAATTTTTAGTTTATCATCCAGATTTAAATTCTCTTCCACCTGAAGAAGTAGAACGATTAATTGATAGTGCTAGAAATCCTGAAATTTCACCGAATACTCAACCTTAATTTATTATAAATATTTTAAATTATGAAAATTGATAATGAAACTTTGAAAAAATTGATAGTACCATTACCTAAAGACAGTGAAGTCAAAAGTCCTTACTCTAAAGAAGAATCTTTAGAAATTTTAGATAGAGATAAAAGATTAAATATTTGTAATAGTTGTGAATTTTTAAATTCTATAAAGTTTTGCAAAAAATGTAAATGTTATATGCCTGTTAAGACTTATTTTAAAAAATTAAAATGTCCTATAGGTAAATGGTAATAATTTATGAATAATATAAAAGACTTTACGTTTGAAGAACATAAAAAAGCTGAATCTCAACCTTTTGTACAAACTCTTATGTCTGGCCAAATCAATCCAGACCTTTATGCCACATATCTTTATAATCTATTACAGTGTTATGCTACACTTGAAAAATATGCTTTTGCAAATGGCCTGTTTAGACAAACGCCAGGTTTGGATAGAGCTCAAAAAATAGACCACGACTTTCGTTCACTTTGGAACAAAACAGATAAACCACATATTACAGATAGTACATTAAGATATGTCTATCACTTGGACACAATTAAAGATGACGCTGAAAAGTTATATGCACATATCTATGTAAGACATATGGGAGATTTATATGGAGGTCAAATGATAAAAAGAAAAACTCCAGGCCCCAATACATATCTTGTCTTTTTAAAACCAGAAGAAACAAAAAGAGTTATAAGAGAGATTATAAATAACTATATGAACACGTATCAAGTAAACGTGGTCGCAGAAGCTAAATTATGTTTTGCATATGCTACTGAATTATTTGAAGAAATGAATAAAATAAATGATGATAAAAACTTGGTTTCCAGTTAGTATATATTCAGCTGAAAATTTATTTACCGAAAAAGATAATAAAAATTTTATAAAAGAAATATATAAAATTAAAAAGACTACAAAAAAAGGTGGTAATAATTGGAATACAGATGTTTATAATACGCTTGAAAGTTTTGATTTAAGAAATAATAATTTATTAAGTAAAGTTTGTAATGTAACTGAAGAACACACAAATATTTTTGCAAAAAAATTAAATTCTTTTTACGATTATAAAGTTAATGAATCTTGGTTTAACTTTTACAATAAAGGAGATTTTCAAGAACCTCACTTTCATGCTAATTCTATTTTTAGTGCCGTTTATTTTTTTTCAAATCCTAAAAATTCAGGCAGATTAATTTTTACTAGTCCTACTGAACCTGATATGTTACCTATGAAAAATGTTAAAAAATATGATGATTTAAATTTTGTAAATTGTCATTATAATCCTCCTGAAAGATCAATAGTAATTTTTAGATCATATATACAACATATGGTGGAAAAATGTAATAATTTATCACCTAGAATAACAGGAGCTTTTAATTTATTATGATTTGGGAAAATCTTATACAGTGCAAAAATAATATCATAGATACGCTTGATATAAATTGTGTTGAATACTTTGAAGAAGGTATGACAAGATTTAATAAGGAAGGTTGGGTCAATCGTACTTGGAAAAATGATAATGTAAGACGAGCACACGTTGATGTCGTTGATGCAAGAGAAACAAAAGGCCTTTGGATGATGCACGTTTGTTTATTTCCTGAAGTAACAAATGGTGGACCAATTTATGGATTTGATGTAATTGCAGGTAAGAATAAAGTAACAGGTGCGTTCCACGATTTTTCACCACTTCTTAAAAAAGAACATCCACTTACACAATGGTTTTTAAATGAAACTAAATGGTACAAACCAAGTAAAGCAAGAGAATTACCAGATTGGGCAAAGGCCATCTTTAGTGGTGGTATGATTGCCGCTGGTAATATACAGACAGAAGAAGAATTATTCCAAGTAACAACAATGGCCGAAAGTAATCTACATAATTACTTAGATAAAATTGGCGATTTTAAAAATGACTCAAAACGAGAAGATGTGATAACAGCACAAAACTATTATTGTGAACATCAACAACAAAACCCACATACTCCTAAAGTAATGTTATCTTTAGGACTTAATGAAGAAGATGTATTAGTGTTTAATAAACACCATCTTTTTCCTAAGATAAATAATTAAATGAAACTAGATAAAAAATTGATTATACAATATTTTGCCATAATTGTTTTAATCGTTATTACTTTAATGGCAACCTCTCTTGTAAAAGCAGACGAAAATAAAATATCTGATTTAGAGAAAAGAATATCACAATTAGAATCTAATAAAATTTCAATACCTAAAGGCCTCTTTATTACAGGCGAAGTAGAAGGTTATTATGATGACCGTACTTATGATAGTGGTATAGATTCGAGAGCTGAATTACAGATAGGTATTAATCACACATTTAAAAATTCATATATTAATTGGACAGGTGCTTCAATGTTATATGATACATATTATTCTTTAGATACTACATTAAACAATACAATACAAGAAAAACAAATGGGGATTGGTAATGACTATTACAGATTATATCTTGGTGAAACAGACGCACAACGTTTAGGTTTTGCAAAGACACCAAAGGTCGGTGCACCATTAATTATTACACAAACAAATTCAAGGTTAGACCATAGAGAGAAAGCAGTTCTAGCTATCGGTGGTTTTAATTGGGATAATCAATTTGATTTTGATTCGTATCGTCTAAGACAAGATGTTCCAGCAGGTTTAGTTATTGGTTGGGATAATGAGAGAGATGCTTTATATACAGGTGCAACTGTAGGACTTTTTGGATATGCTGATTTATCTTATATGCAAATCAAAAATCCAAAAAGTTCAACAAGTATTTCTAATTTTAATGAACGAACACAAAAAGGTTGGGCATTAGGTGGTACTTTATATCGTTGGAATATTCCTTTGATTTGGGGTGCAGAAGTTTGGGACGATATGGACACAGGCTTCGCTGACAAAAACAGATATGATTACGGCCTATTATATAGTTTTAATGAACGCATTTATGGTACAGTTCACAGAACAGAAAATGATGATTTAGGATTTACAGGTAATTATTGGGGTGTTGTTTATAATTTACATACAGAAGATGATAAACACAAACGACCAGATAAAAGAGCTGGTTTAGAATTAGGTTTATACTATCACGATAAAGAACAAACATCAGTATATACAGGCGTATATAAAGACTATAACCCACAGTTATTAGCAACTATTCGTTATAAGTTCTAATTTCTTTTATATAAATAGTAGAGTTAT